CCAATCCCATGAGTAGTTTTCGATGTCGTAATTGTCATCAATATACTTCTGTTCGTCACCGCCATACTCTTTTTCAAGAACTTCTTCGTTGATGTCCTCGATAATCAAGTCATGCTCATTGTGGTCAATAATTGCTATTCTTCTCATAATCTTTTTGTTTTAATTGTTTTGTTGATGCAAAGGTACGAAATAAATCTGAAACCACCAAACATTTACCCCATTTTTAAACATTTTTTAAGGAAAAAGACCTTCTTTTAACATTCGTTTACAAAAAAACCACTATTTTGGCTCATTTTTCATGCTCACTAACTGACTACCTTTGCAGGCACATAAATAAACAGATAGGAAAACACACATATACGCACATATATGGCTAAAGAAATACAGATAAAGCCATTTAAGGGCATTTCCAAGCGTTTTAAAAGCGTTTTACCTATATGGTGGATAACTTTTACCTTTGCCCACCTAAAAACGGCTTAAAACGCTTTAAAATAGGGTCATGTTAATAAACGTTAATTGTTGGGTCCATCTGTTAGCTTTCTGTTTCTTCATGTACTAATATAGCAAAGAGACCATAAAAATAGGAGATTAAGGCATGGAAATGTAAACAAAAGTTAAAAAACAGCAAAATTAGTGTTAAAAAATGTATTTCCTTCTTTTTTTTCATTTTTTTGTTGTAACTTTGCACTCGCAAACAAGAAACAAGAAGTTTAATTTAATAAAGTATCAATATGAGAAGTATCAATTTTAAGGAGAACAGAAACGTTGTACGCAACGAGGGTTTAAGCATCTACATGAGCGAAATGAACGCTCGTAAGCCGCTTTCTGATAGCGAGGTGCGTGACCTTATCACCAAGGCACAGAACGGCTCACAGAGAGCACGTAACAAGGTTATTGAAGCAAATCTCCGTATCGTTTGGAGTATCGCTGCATCATATAACGGAATGGACCAGTTCGAGGATATTCTTCAGAACGGCAACTATGGTCTGTGCGTAGCCGTTGACACATTCGATGTTTCACGTGGAACAATGTTCAGCACATGGGCATTAGAGCAGGTTCGCAAATATATCGGTATCGGACTGACTGACGAGAGCCGCACAGTGCGCCAAGGTGCTCACATGGTGAAAGCCAAGGCAGACTATCACGCTGCAAGCATGGATGCACCTTTGGGGAACGAGGATGGCGATGAAAAAACTTTACTCGACACCTTTGCAAGCAGCAGCCGAGCCGACAACATCACAGACGCTGCCGATATGAAGCTGAAAATTGAGTACCTTATGAGGGGCTTAGACGAGCGTGAAAAGGCGATTGTGTGCGGTCTCTTCGCTATCGGATGCACTGAGGGTGAATGGACTGAGGGAACACTCGCCAAGCGTTTCAACCTCACAGAAGAGAGAGTGCGTCAAATCAAGTGGGAAACACTGAAAAAGATGAGGGAAATGGCTTGAAAAATCTTGACAAAGGTAAGGTGAGAGCCTTACCTTTGTTTCACGTGAAACATTGTGGGAGTATGGTTGGGGGTAGGGTGACGAGATAGGTAACCTGCCCCCTCCCCACAGGTTTTTGATGTTTACTATAAGCCAACAGTTTTGTCCCTGAATTCCTGGAAATTTTTTCATTATTTCACAGAGGTTGGCCCTCAATATTTTTGTTAAATAGTACCTTATAAAAAAATTCCAGAAAAAATTTTCTATAAATATTGAAATTATGTAACCCAGTCTTATATTTATAATAAGAAAATATTATAAATATGAAAGGAATAATATACAAATGGACTTGTAATGTAAATGGCAAATCTTATATTGGGCAAACAACCAATGAAAAACAGCGAGAAAAAGAATTTCTTAGTGAGAATAAACCATATGCTGGAGAAAAAATTAACAATGCTCGTAAAAAATATGGCTTATCTAATGGCATTTGGACAAAAACTGTACTAAAACGTTTATGGTGCAAAGATGGCAAGGAAAATGAACTTAGGGAAAGATTAAACTATTGGGAAAAATATTATGTTGAATTATATGACAGCATTAATAATGGATATAATATAACTAATGGTGGTGATTGTGATTTTTCTGAAGAAGTGATGCTAGAAATGAGGAAAAAGGGAAAGGAATATTGGAATAACTTATCTGACGAAGAAAAGAAAGAACACATTGAAAAAAGCAAAGAAAAATATGATAAATGGTGGAATTATTTATCAAACGAAGACAAAGAAAAATATAAAACAATTGCTAAAAACGCTAATTTAGGTCTTCATCGTGGTCATTCTAGTTTTCGTTCACTAAAAAGTTCTGAGGATAAAAAAGGTATACCTAGGTCTGAAGAAACAAAGAAAAAAATAAAAGAAAGTTTGCTTAGTAAAAAACTGCAATATAAAATAAAAAATGAAACTAATAATCCTGAAGGTTGCTATTTTATTCCTCGAATCAACCGTTGGCGTAGTACCATATATTACAAAGGGGAAAAACGTTTATTGGGTCATTTTGAAACACCTCAAGCCGCTTCAGCAATTCGTGAAATGGCTAAACAGAAAAAAGAGGAAGGTATTTTTGATGAATGGTATGAGAATATACATAGCCACAAAATTGAAATTTTTAAGAAATTTGGAGAAAAAACGTGTAACTAACGCAGTTACACGTTTTTATATAATCCCTTGTCTTAATTATCATCTTGTGGTTTGATTTTAATGAGTCCTCTTTCTATTGCTTCTTGTCTTTTTAGATATATTCTATATAGTAGTTTTTCTATTATAGTTAATTCTCTTGCGAATTGTTGTGCGTTTGAAAGTTCTTCTTTTCTACCTTTATAGTGTGGAGTGTGTACATGTCGCACAAACTTTAGGTTGTCTTGAAACACCATTGTGTCTGTTCCGAATACATTATGGTATCTAATTGGATTTTTTACGTCTTTAAACCCATTTTTTTCTCTAACAATTTTAGTAATTTTTTTTGCCCACGCATATAATATGTTACCATTTTTTTCTCCATTATCTGTATAATAGAAATAGATAAATTCTCCCACGCAATTTTCTAGTTCTTCAATTGAATTATAGTATTTCATTATGCTGTAGTTTTTCCATATTATTTATCTATAAAAATGTATCCTCCGTGTCTTATGTAGATATATTTTGGGTATCTTCCTAGTACGAACAGTGTTACTGGGCAAATCCACATCTTCACTTCATGTCCATCATTTGCGTCAATGTGTGTATAGTTTCTTCCCCAAATGAGTTTATCTTTCCATGATGTCCATTCTTTTGGAAGCGGTTCTGCTATGAATTCATCACATAGGTTTGTGCAATGGCTTCTTGGTTTTTCTGACGCTGTGATGTTTATTGTGAGTTCATTTTTTCCTCTTGCATAGTATTCGCAGAGTGTATCTGCTCCAGCGACCATTTCTAGGTTCGCATGGTTGAATCCCCAATGTTTGAAATCATAGTACCATCTTTTTATTGGTGGATTATTTTCTGCCACAAAATGTAGTGTATAATTTTTTTTCCTAATCAACACATTTTTAATTAGGACAAGAATTGTATATATTTTTTTCAGTATTTGTTTCATAATGTCTTATGGAAATTTGTAGAATATCCTTTCTCTTGGAAAAAATACTTTAGTTATTACCATTCTTTTGCCGATATTATTCTCAAATTCATCCACTTGGCTGCAAGAGAAATATTCAGACACATCTTTATTTTTTGTTACCTTGTAGACTTTACCATTTTTCACCTTTTGTTTTGACATTCTCATAACTACCTCATGTGGGTCATGTTTCGCTTTAATGAGTGTTCCATCGTAAAGAATCTTATTTGGTGGGTAACGCCAAAGTGACGAGTCAATTTGATATTCAAATGATTTAAAGTCTTTTGCTAGTGAGACTCTTTCATTATATTTTCTCACTAGTAGTTCTTTATCGTTTTGTTTAACGATAACACTATCCTTAGCTACTGATGTGCATTGAATGATGAATGCGCAACAAAACAGTGCAAGGGATATAATAAGTATAAGAAAAAATGATTTTGGATTCATATAAGTGTTGCTTTAGTCCATGTTCGAGTCCAATGTTCGTCTGTTTGTACGTGGTTGGGTCTGACCCATTTGCATACGTTATGTGAGAATACATTGTTTGGGAATGTTTTAGTGGTTCTTATAACGACACCCTCACGATTATTTCCAAAGAGTGATGGTTCATTCACTAATGAATTTACCAAATTTTCCAATTGTTTTTCTGATTCTATTTTTCCTCTCCATAGTTCTGGGACTGTGGGTACTCCTAATATTTCAGCCCAATACTTAACGAAATCCCAAGATGCCCATTGATTTGATATTTCATCATATTGTGCAAACATAAACCAATATGATGGTAGTTTGTCGTAGTGTATTGAGTGTTCTCCGTAGAGATTTTCCCCAAATACGATTTCATTGTCTTGTAGTAGTGGTTTCACTTTCCAATACAGTCCATCGTCATCCCAGAGGTTACGTGACCAAGGGGTACGTGTTGGCGCACCATGACTACGTGCATATACATCTTGTGATGTAAATGCGGTATTTTCTCCATCGAGTTTTTCTGTGATAACAATTTCTTGGTTTTTGAAATAGTCGAACCAATCATCTTTAAGTTTTTTATCATCGTTTGTGGCTCCTGGAGAATATGGCAGATGATATGTCCTTGGATATTTCATTGTTTATATATTTTCTCATTCACTATTTGGAATTCAATATCTTTTATTCTTCTTCTCCATTTATTGTCGAGTTTTTCCCAATATGCATGGTCTTCTGGCGTTGAAGACCATTGGAATGCCATATTAATGAGTTCACAATATTGTTTTGGATTGAACAATACTTTAATTGGTTCTATTGTAAATAGGTTTATATTATTTTCGATTGTTTTGAAATATGTCCATTTCTGTCTTCTCACGGCATTTTGATACCCATTAAGTGCGTTATTCTCTTTCAGAAACGAAAGGAATTCTGCAACCATTTCTCTATATGTTAATCTTTTGAGTGTCATTCTCCCCACTTATTAAGTTTATCTGTTGTTAATAATTCAAAGTACTCATGCCAATCCAAGTCAACCTTATCTGGTTTCCTACAATCTGTCAAGTCGATACCCATATACTTGATGCATTGCATTGGTTTGATTTGTCCTTTTTCTGCCTCAAGGTGGTGTTTTGCACATAGTGCAGCACCATTGGATAGGTAGTAGCCTCCATCGTTAAAGAGTCTTCTATCCATGATGTGATGTGCGTCTACTGCATCGCAGTCGCAATTGGGTACACAGCATTTGCCTTTTGTCTTGGCGAATACTTGTTTTTTAAATTCCTCCCTAGTTAGGAGGTCATTGTTATTTTGCTTTATTTTTGATTCAACCATTTTTGTTTGCTTTTTTAGCTTGTTTTTTCATGTATTTGTCAAGGTTAAGTATTCCATCAATGAGGTTTGAGCCACTGTTTTCGAGTTCTTTATCTTCTAGGATGGATTCTTTTGCTTCACGTAGTGTCCATGAATTTTTTCCTGGCTGTGGGGCCATCATATACACATAATCTTCCCCATGCAGTTCTATTTCCTTATTGATTGCGTCAAGTGCAATCTGTTTTGCTTCGTCTCTTGTCATAATGATACTATTTTCTCAACTGCAAATATATGAAAAAAAAGTGAATTAGCCAAATTATTTAAATAAAATTAACTATTTATTGGCATGAATAGAAAGATTTATATAAATCCAAAACAATATGGCATTATAAAAGAATCCGAATGGAATTTCCATTTTGGCTCTAATCACGATATGCGCCCACATGTGAGTGACAACAAATATCAGATGGGCGGTCGTGAGACTGGACATTTTGGTAGTGGTACATATTTCTCAACTTATAGGAATATGAAAGACATTGATGATTATGGTGAATTAAGTCGTAATCAGAATCCCAATTTCATTGAGATTAAAGACCATATGTATCGTGTTGATTT